ATTTCTTAAGCACAGATGATTTATTAGCTGATGCTTTAGATGAAGACGAAGATGAGAGATGGAGAACAGAGTTAGATGATAACAAATTCTTCTTTGGTGATTTACTTGGTGACATATTAGAACAATTAAATTTAGCTTTAGCAAAACAACTGAGAAGTGATTTTGATAAAAAGAAAAGACTACAGGAAGGAGTGGGTTATGATGAAACTACAGGCACAAGACTCAGCATCGAAGATGGTAGATGGACGTTGTCAAGAAGAGACCTGGAAACAGATCAGTATTTTAACCTGGAGTTAGATCAGAATAATGGGTATATTATCGACTGGATACAACAAGATTTTGAATGGTATGACTATCGCCTTGGTGATGGGGATAATGTCATTCACATCCGTCAACGCGAGTAACGGAGTATGGATAAAAGTTAACGGTGCTGGAGCTGATATAAATATTACTCAAGATGGTAATAATAATACAGTAGGTGGTAGTGGTACTCAAACATTCACAGTGAATGGTGTAAGTAATAAGTTAGTTGTTATACAAACAGGGGCGAATAACCACGTAGGAAATGTAACTAATATGGGTGGTGTTAATTGGGGAACTATGACTGGTGCAGGTGGTGATATATATGGTGACAATAACGAATTTAAGATTGAGCAATATAATACTACGGGAACAGATCAGAATAAAGTAGGAATACATAATTATAATCAAGATGGTAATAGTGTTCACATATGTCAAGGTAAGTCATTTAGTGATAATTCATCTGCAAACTGCAACACTTCAACTGCAGAGTATGGTGGACATACGGTTGTTTTAGATTTACATGGTAATAATAATAGTGTGAAGATAAGCCAAGAGACTGGAACAGCAAATGCTGACCATTTAATAAGAGCATATTTTTATAATGGTGATAACAATAGTACATTTATGAAACAATTAGGTAATGGAAATAAGACTGCATATATAACAGTTAGAACAGATGGTGGTCAACAAAGTATTATACAAACGGGTGATGGTGATCATACCGCAACAGTAGATTTAACAGGAAGTTATAAGACAGATTTAAGTTTAACTCAACAAGGTGGTACTGACCAGAGTTATTCATTGACACAAAATTGTCAAACGTCGGGTGGGTGTTCAGTCACGTTGACACAAGGAAATTAATTATGAGTTTATGGATTGAAGATAGTTGCATCAACTGTGATGTATGTGTACCTGAGTGCCCTAACGAAGCAATATATTTCGGCGGGGATTATAAGATAGGTGATCCAAAATATAGCGAGATATATGTTATTGATGGTGATCTTTGTACTGAGTGTGTAGGCCATTTTGATACACCTCAATGTGTAGAAGTATGTCCGGTAGATGTTTGTTTGCCAGACCTGAATAGAGTCGAGACGGAAGAACAGTTACTAGCTAAGATTAATCATGATCTAGTTAGAAGATTTTAACTACTAGGAGATATAATGCAAGAAGGACCTAAAGTAACAACACCATCAGCGGATCCGGAGAATTTAGAAGAAGTTAATAAACACGATGCATTTATGAAAGATGCATATCAGAAAGAAATGGGAGATACATTTGAATCATTTAGTGATGGAGTAGTTACAGGAGAACAAAGAATTGGATCGATGCATCCGTTTGATCCTACACTACCCTGGCCAGATAGAGATTTAGGAGAGTAATTATGTTTGAAGATACACTATGGATTTACACAAGTATTGCTGGAGCTATGTTAGGTGCAGCTTCATTGATGTATATCAAAGACACACGTGTAGGTCTATGGGCTTACGCAAAGATAGATTCTACAGTAGATTATTTTAGAGACAAGTACGGATGGACTTGGTTAAACCAAGACGCTGATGCCTGGAAGAAAGTTAACCCGCAAATCTCAAAGAAGCTCCAAGAGTTAGAAGTGAGACTTGCCGATCTAGAGGAGAAAGTATAATGGGAAGTAATTTAGGATTAATAGGTATAGGATTAGTTGCTATATTCACGACAGGAATGATTAAAATTGTGGCAGTTGTTGCAATAGCTTGGGGTGGATACAAAGCTTATAAAGATTGGGGAGCGCAGTAATGAGTATATGGCACATGGATGTAAAAACAAGGAGTGTATTATTTGCACATCTTGCCGCCGATGCATACGGCGTAGAGAAAGTCGTGAAGAAAATTGCAAAGGAACACGGCTTTACTAAGTGTAAATTTTATGACAATGGTGGAGCTCAAGCATATAGATTTGAATCTCCTACTGATGTTGTTATAGCTTGTCGTGGTACACAGCCTTCTGAGTTTAATGATCTCAAGGCTGATCTAAAAGCATTTCCTGTGCCAGCAGAAACAACGTCTAGAGTTCATAGAGGCTTTAAGAATGAAGTCGATGAACTCTGGCCAATGGTTAGACCTGATGTGGAGAAGGTTACAAAGAACTTATGGTTCTGTGGTCATTCATTAGGTGCAGCAATGGCAACTATTATGGCAGCAAGATGTTCATATAGTTATGACATGCCTAATCCAGTACAGTTATATACATTTGGTTCACCTCGTGTTGGTTGGCATAAGTATGTCAAAGGTATGAAAGTAGACCACATTAGATGGCAGAATAACAATGATATTGTTACTAGAGTGCCATTAATGATCATGGGATACAAACATCATGGTCATTTAATGTATATAAGACATGATGGTTCTATTGATGATGACGGTAAATGGTCACCAATTAGTAGATTTATTGATCGTATGAAGGGTATGTTAGGTGGTTTAATACAATTAAAAGTAGATAATTTCTCTGATCATGCTATGGCAGAGTATATTCCACATCTTGAAAGTTGGAAAGAAAAAGATGTATAAATATATTAAAGCAATAACGTATATCACGGAGATATAATGGCTGAGACAGGACTACGTGATTTAGAGTTACGAATTGAACGCATGCATAACGCGTTGACGAGACAGGAAGAAGAGTTACAATCATGGAGACATAAGTCTGCAAGGTTACCAAACTGGATAAGGAATGGTGGTATAACAATGTTCCTTGCACTTTTTGCACAGTCAATGACTGCAGTGTGGTGGGCATCTGAGATAACTAATACTCAAGAGAATATGCTCAATGACGTTAAAGTAAACACAGAATATAGGATAGCATCTACCGAACGGTATAATGAGATCATGATAGAGTTAGTAAGAATCCAAGTAATGATGGACAACCATTTTAATAGAGATACAAACAAGGAATAATATGAAATCACTCAAACAAATTAGAGAAGCATCAGGTGGTAAGGAAGCTTACCAAAAATTCTTCAATTCTCTTCTTAAGAAATTTGGAGTAAAGTCACCGGCTGAATTAGACGATGACAAGAAAAAAGAATTCTATGATGCAATCGATAAAGGTTGGGATGGCGATAACGAAAAGCCTGAAAAGAATGAAAGATATGGTGATCCTGATAACTTAGATCCGGATACTACTACTGATCCTGATGAAGAAGAAATTAATGCAGCATATAAAATGAATGCGCATAAAGATAAAGATGGTAATAAGATGCATGCTTCTTATAGTGGAATGAATGCTGGTAAGGTTGGCATTAAGTCTGCATATCATAAAGAATCAGTTGATGAAGCTAAGAAACTTAAAGGTGGAAAAGGTAAAGCTGAAATTGATATCAATTGGGATGGCAATAATAAAGATGCTAAATTCGCACAAACTAAATACAAAATTAAACTTAAACAAACAAGAGATGGTGCAATCCTTACAGGTGATAAGCAAAAGATTTTAGCTTACCTACAAGGGCAAGACTACGATATGGATGCTGAAGATATTGAAGATTTATATCCTGAGTTAATGGAGGATCGCTCCCCAAAACCTTTAAGCATTATTCGAGCGAATAAAATTTCGAGTGATGCTGTAATTGAAAAGATGGCTATGTGCGAGCAGTGTGGTAAGATGCATGAAGAAGGTGCTTGTATGGAGACTGATATTACAGGTGACATGGATCCTGAAACTAAAGGTATGAAAGAAAGAGCTAAAGGTACTGCATCTCCTAAAGAGTTAGCCAAGCAAAAAGATATGATGGCAAAGATGAAGAAGAGACAAAGCCGTCGTGAAGAAGCTGATATTAATGAGATGAACTTTGACAAGATGTTAGGTATCAAAGGTAAGAAGAAAAACACAGCACCTAAAGATACTGAAGATGCATGGGATAAGTACAAGAGGTTATCGAAGAATCCTGACGGTTCTAAGAAGTTAACTGCAACTCAACAAGCTAAAGTTCATAGGATTGCTGATAAGTTTAGAGGTAACATGCAAGGTGCTATGAAAGAAATCGAAAGGTTATCTTTCTTTGCTCAAGGTATTAAAGATGATCCTTATGTATTAGATGTTCTTAGACGTTATAACGAAGATGTTAACGAAGATGTTAATGAAGCTAATCGTTTTTCAAAGAAATTAAAAGGTGCTGCTAAAGATCTTTTTGCTCTTTCATGGAAAGCTGGTGGTAAATCTAAAGCATATGGTGATAAAGAATGGGACGCTGCAGTAGATAAAATGGCTGCTAAATACCGTGATGATAACCATGTAAGAATATCAGATAAAGATATCGCTGCAGTAAAGCAAGCTATCAAACATGAAAGTGTTAGTGAAGCTGTTGATGTAGATCGTAGAACGGTTGGCTTTAAAGCTGCAATGATACGATCTGAAAAAGCTAAAAAGGTTCGTGAGAAATCTAAAGCTAAAAAAGCTGCAAAGAAAGACCAAGCTGAACTTGATGCAAGATATGATTACGATGGTGAAGTAGATAATATCATGGCAGCGGCAAGCAAGGTAATGATGGGAACTCAAACAGAGACTGCTGCAAATTCTGTAGCTTCTGGTAATGTTGATATGAATCCTACCGGTAAGAAGAAAAAGAAAGATGATATAATGGCACGTAGGAGCTACTAATGAATAACTTTAAGATGTGGGAAATGGATTGTTGGGACGGTTATAAGAAGGCTGGCACTAAGAAAGGTAAAGGTGGCAAGCGAGTTAATAACTGTGTCAAAGAAGATGATATTGTACCACCAGGATTTCATAAGATGCCTGATGGTTCTATCATGCCTGACGATGAAATGGATGACGATGAGCTTAAAGAATTAGGGCCTGCTGCAATGAAACGTGCTAAGGCTAGAAAGGCATCGCTTGATAAAGCAATGAAGAAGTATGGTGATGCTACTAAAATGGGAATGAATCCTGCTGATGTTAATCAAAGAAGGAACAAACCTACATTAAAGAAAAGATAATTCTTGCCCTTATTATTATGGCAATAGCACTTCCAGCATCAACACATATCAATGTAGTAGCAACTACATTTGATCATATAGCCAAGACAAATCTAGGATCAATCAGAACTGGATCTTATTTGTCTCAGGCATCTATGTTAGTGTATGATGATATCTTAAGATTCCAAAACTCAACTCCTAAAGTAGATGTAATAGATAACCTAACGCCTACACAAAAGAAGGCAGTGTATCAAGGTATCAAACAAATATATCAACCAATGTATGGTGTTAGTGGTAGTCAATACTATGACGAAACATATTTTAATCTTTTAAAAGGATATGTTGGTTCATACTTCTACAAAGAATACGATTGGTTTAATACTGATCAGTCATTAAACATTCTTGAATTTGCTGCATTGAATATTGGTAATGCATTGTATCAGTTTATAGATGCAGTAGCTACCGATGAAACAATAACTGAAGCATATAACGACTATGCTGAACAAGCCATGGGTACATATAGAGCTTACCAACAAGACAATGCTAACGATGCTTTTGTTGTTAGAGATGAATTAAAAGATAAAAGACTTAAAATCCAATTATATGATGATCCTGATTCAAGTGGTAATGCCGCTGCAGGAGGTATTGTTTATGCTGGATTTGATCCCGAAGGGGAATTAGTTGTTTGGGATAGTGAATCATATCCTAGTATTGGAACCACCGCTGATATAACTAAATTTGTTTATAATGCATTTGAAGGTAATACCCTTTGGTTCATGGATGAATTGGTTGGAATAGAATCAGATTGGAGAGCAAAAGCTTCTCCTGGAATTGAAGGGAATACTGCTTATAGCTATGTACAATTTACTGAGGACAGTGTTGATACTGCCGTAAATAGATACATTGGCCATTTAGAAAGATTCAATGAACGATCACTTACTCGTGATTGGGAACCGTATACTATTAAACGTGGTGAAATTCTAGATACTCCTGAATGGTTAACTACACTTAGAAATTCTACTGGGACTCATGAAGAAAAATTAGATGCATTAACATATGATGAAATGTTAGCTTTAGCATTTGTACATCTTCATGGTAAAAATTCAAAAGATTCTAATTTTGTATTGATGGCTGAAGGTAATATAGAAGCATCAAAAGATTTATATAAAAATAATCATCACACTAATCCAGATGCAGCAACATTAACTAGACTAGAAAGGTTTTTCCCTCATCGTAAACAAAATATTTATGCTGATACATTTATTTGTTCTCCTAGTTGTACTCCTGATGAACTTTGGATGAAAAAATGTTGTGTTCAAGATGAAACTGATCAAGAGAAAACTCCTGATGATGTTATTAGTGCTCTTAAGTCTAAGGTTACATTTAAAAATGGTGATCAATTATTCAGTTATTTAGATGCAGAGGCTGATCATTTTGAAAAAGTGTTCGGCCTAAATGTTGTTGATGTCACAGATGAAACTGCAAATGTGGCGGCAGGTGATCTTGGTGCATATTCATCATATTATTTTCCACTAAATGAGAAAGCTTTGTCAGCAGGCTCTAACTACAAAGTAATTAAACGCAGAACACTTGGCGTTGGTGGTTTTGGTAATAGGTCTGATTTTTATTTTTATAGGACTGGCGGTGCTGAGCTCACGATACAAGAGGAATGGTTACAAAGTCTTAAGACTGAATTAACTGATAATGCTGAGCATTATAACTGTGATGAATTATGCCAAACTATTGGTGCTTGGAATGTTGGTGGTCACCCAGTATATATCTTAGATTGGTTTGCTTTTACTGGTGATGATAATCTTTTATCAAGTAAAAGTGCATTTGATGTTGTAGCTGGTTTCTCAAGTGGTAATAGTGAGTATGTAGCATTTGGAGTATCATTTAATGATGTTAGAACACAATTTCGTACTGTAGCTCATGAAGTTGGTGGCCATGCTGGACATTCTGCAGGGTGGGGTTATGATGGATTATTAACTCCTGCTCAAGCAACAGCTTTAGATGCAGTTTTTACTAATTGGGAGGTTGATATGCTTGTAGATTTCGAGAACTTGAAAACAGCAGGCTCACTAACTACTTCCGATGCAAAAATAGATTGGTTGAATAGGTACATATTTTTCTTACCAATGGGAAATTTATCAGATCTTGAAAGCTTTAGATATAATCCAAGCAATATAGAGGATGAATTCTTAGCTAGAGTATATGCGATGATGGCATTGAATAAATGTATCACATTTACTGATGATATATGGCCTGTAATGAAAGCGGCTAATTCTGAGATTGGAAACATAATTCCTGAAGCTTTGGCGAAAGAGATAGATACAGAGATGAGAGAGAAGATGCTATTAAACTATCGGACTTATTCATAAATTCTGGCTGACGGAGTACCATAATTATATAAATAAGTCTATATAACAAGGAAACATCATGGCAAAACCTAATTCAAGATCGACATTGCAGGATTACTGCTTAAGAAATTTAGGCGCACCTGTAATTGAAATCAATGTAGATGAAGATCAACTAGAAGATCGTACAGATGACGCAATACAATTCTATCAAGAATTTAATTCTGATGCTGTAATACGTGAATACATAAAACACGAACTAACTTCAACTGATATAACAAATAGTTATATTACAGTTGCTGATAGTGTTACATCAGTTGTACGTTTGTTAAAGATTAATGCTACATCAGGTTCTACATTATTTGATATGGGTTACCATATGCGTATGAACGATATCTTTATGTTGCAAGGTTTAGGTACACAGATGACAGAGTTTACAATGGCACAACAGAAACTATCACTAGTTGACCATCTATTAAATAGCAGTGAACATATAAGATTCAGTAGACATATGAATAGAATACATATGGACGAAGGATTTGGTGGTTTAGTTGCTGGAAATTTTATTGTATTAGAAGTGTTTTCAGTTATAGCACCAGATAGTTTTACAGATGTATATAACGATCACTATTTAAAAAAGTATCTTACTGCATTAATTAAACGTCAATGGGGTGCAAACTTAATGAAGTTCCAGGACTTCCAGTTGCCGGGTGGAATAACTTTAAATGGCCGACAGATCTATGAAGATGCGATTGAGGAACTTCAAGGTTTAGAAGAAGAGGCTAGACTTATTTGGGCTATGCCAGACAACTTTTTAATGGGGTAATTAATGGCTACATCAGTTTATTTTTCGGGTGCTGTAAGATCTGAACAGGACCTGTATGAAGATCTTGTAACAGAAAGCATCAAAGTATTTGGACAGGACGTGATATATATTCCACGTACTCGTATATCAGAAGACGCTTTGCTCAACGAAGAGTGGAGTGAATTCACTCAAGCATTCCCAGTAGAAATGTTCTTAGAAAACGCTGAAGGTTTCGAAGGCGATGGTAACCTATTAGGTAAATTCGGTTTAGAGATTAGAGACCAAGCAAACTTTGTAGTAACTAAACGTCGGTGGGAACAAACAGTAGGTGTTAATATTAACACAGCTAGTATAGGATACACCGATAATAATAAACCTTCTGAAGGTGATTTGATTTATATGACAATGACTGAAAGATTATTCGAGATCAGATACGTAGAGCCTAAATCTCCATTCTATCAATTACAAAATCTTCCAACTTATCAAATGACTTGTGAGTTATTTGAATATAACGATCAACATTTCGATACTGGCTATGATGAGATTGATGCTATTGAATGGAAAAACGCTACATCATATAGTTATATTGTTGCTGCAGGAAGTACAGCATACCAACTTGGTGAACCAGTTAAACAATGGACAGGCTCTAATGATAGTGCTTCTCCGGCCGTAGCTATTAACATAGAGGGTTATGTAGCTGGTTGGGACGGTGATAACAATAGGATAACTATTATATCTCCACATCAAAGTACTAATGGTGATGGAACATTTATGACATTCTCTGTTCAGTCTGCTTCTACTAAGAAGTTAGTAGGTACATTATCTGGTGCATCTTTAAATATTGTAACAGATGAAACTACATCTATTACACAATATAACCAAGATGTATTTGCTGACAACGATGAATTCGAAGTTGCTGGTGATAGTGTTATAGACTTCACTGAAACTAATCCGTTTGGAGATCCATAATGTTTGCTAATCATTTTTATAACGAATCAACTAGACGAATGGTATCCGTGTTTGGATCTATCTTTAATGACTTAGAAGTTGTTAAAAAAGATTCAGCTGGAAAGATACTACAAAAAATTAAAGTACCTCTTGGTTATTCACCAAGAAGTAAAGTACTTGCACGTTTATCAGAACAAACAAGTGATCCGAAGATGGCAATTAAGTTGCCACGTATGTCATTTGAAATATCATCTATGGAATACGATGCTAATGCACGTGTATCTAAACATAAGAATTATACAAAGGTTGTTGTAGGTGATACAGTAAGCTTACATAAATTAGGTACTCCAGCTGTATACAAGGTTGGATTCGAATTAAATATTTTAGCTTCAACACAAGATGAAGGTCTACAGATGTTAGAACAGATACTTCCAATGTTTCAGCCTGAATACACAGTAACAATAAAAGATATTCCAGCAATGGATTTAACAACCGACACTCCTATTGTTTTAACAAGTGTTGATCTAAATGATGATTATGAGGGTGATTTAGTTACGAGGAGAGCTATTGTTTATACACTATCTTTTGAAACTCGTATTCGTTATTACAGAGGTCTTGGTAAGAGCAAACAAATTCTTCAAACAGAAGTTGATTATTCAAAGAATCCTAATCCTCTCCTTAGTAAATTTGAGACACAAAAAGTAGTTGGTACTACCACGAGCGATGGGGCTGGTGGATTCAAAGAACCATATACTGAAACACTTAACTTTTTTGACACCGACATATAGGAGATAATATGGCACATGAATTTCAAGCAAAATTAGTAAGAGTAGTTGATGGTGATACCATTGATGCAGATATAGAATTAGGATTTAATATATTCATGAGGGATCGCATCCGTTTAATGGGTATAGATACACCTGAGAGTAGAACAAGAAACCTACAAGAGAAATCTTGGGGTATGGCTTCTAAGCATAGATTAATAGAGCTTATGGCTGAAACAGATGGACACTTCGTTCTTCACACAGAAGAAATGAAAAAAGGAAAGTTTGGTAGAGTATTAGGTACTATTATGGTTAACGGCAAAGATGCTAACCAAGTACTAATAGATGAAAAACTTGCTATACCTTATCTTGGTGGTAATAAAGATGAGAGCCGTACGAAGTATGGTGTAGTAGACTTATGGAATACAGATTATGAAAACCCACAGGAACACGACGATGACCATGAACATGGCGACGAACCAGAAGGGATTGACTGGCACGCAGAGTAAAGTCGACTCGGACTACGAAAGAGTCCGAAGAGATTTATTTGACTTAGCGGGACAAGGTGACGAAGCTATAGAGCTTATGTTAGAACTTGCCCGTGAGTCAGAGCATCCAAGAGCATTCGAAGTTCTTGGTCAGTTGATCAAACAAAACGCTGAGATAGGCGAAAAGATTCTAAAACTCCACAAGACCAAGAAGGAAGTCGATAAAGAAGACGATACACCTGGTGCTCTTGCTGGACCAACTAACAACAATGTATTCATAGGCTCTACAGCTGAACTACAAAAAATGCTACGTGATGAGGAAGTAATTGAACAGGAGCCAGATTTATTTAAAGAATGAGTAGAGAAACTAACTACCTAGGCAATCCTAATGTAAGGGGTGCTGATGTAGAACATGCATGGACTAAGAAAGAACTAGTTGAATATAAGAAGTGTTTAGATTCACCTCAGTACTTTGCAAAGAAATATTGTAAGGTAATCCATTTAGATAAAGGTTTAATACCCTTTAAGCTATACCCGTATCAAGAGAAAATGTTTGAATCATTTCAAGAGCATCGATTCAATATCGTTCTGGCATGTCGTCAGAGTGGCAAATCCATCGCTGTTGTAGCTTATCTTCTATGGTATGTAATCTTTAAGGGTGAACAAGTTGTAGGTGTGTTAGCAAACAAGAATGCTATTGCAAGGGAAATGCTATCACGTATTACTCTTATGTTAGAGAACCTACCATTCTTTCTACAACCAGGGTGTACAACACTAAACAAAGGCTCTATTGGTTTCTCAAACAATAGTAGAATCATTGCTGCTGCCACATCCTCAAGCTCTATTCGTGGTATGTCACTTAACTTAGTATACCTTGACGAGTTCGCATTCGTTGATAACGCTACAGAATTCTATACATCAACCTATCCGGTTATATCATCTGGTAAAACATCTAAGATC